TGAACACGAGATCATATAACCGTTGAGCCTCATCAGGAGTATATTTGGCTCCTAGTTTTTGTGCACCGTTTACGCAACGTGCAACAGTCTGCCACCATTCTTCAGTGGTGTTCTCATCAATCTTTCTTGAATAGGTTCTCTTGTAGACGATGTACCCGAGATTACTAAACCCCCAATCGGGCTGCTTCCCAACATACTTCTGAAGGAAGTCCGAAGATAAGATCTCTGAAGTGTAATTCTCTAATGACATTAAATGTTCTCCTGTAAATCGATGATCGGCGGGAATAACTTTGAGATAACCTTTGCGCATTCACGAGCAATCATCATATGTTCTTTTTGTGTACCGTTTTTCTCTCTAACTTCTATATAGTGAAGCCAAGACCTGAGAGTTCCGCTCATGTAGCAACGAGAGATTGTGTTGCCTTCAGGAAGAATAGCTCTGGCTTGTTCTTTGGCCACACCATGTGACACTAGAAACGAATAATCTTCTTTGCATTTTTGAATATGTTCATGTTGTAAATTATAGAAGATTGAACTGATGCGATTACGCTCAAAATAATCTTGATCATTTTGTAGCGCGGCATTTATAGAGATAGAGTTCTGCCGATTCTTTGTATCTTGGAACCGACACTCTCGAATACAGAAGTCTAGCTCCTGCACTGGATCAGCATATCGTTGTGAAAATTCTTGAAATGTAAAAGAACGATGACGAAGAATCTGTCGAATGATGTCTCTGGTAGAAGTAATCTCTAGGCAGACATTTACCATTTCAAAAGGCGAGAAGTGTTTGTGCTTAAGAAGATACTTAATTAGCTTGTCAGCCGTATCCATATTTGACTGGTTAGAAGGATTTGAGACTCGTGCACAGAAGGTAATTAGTTCTTTTAAATCCTTACCATACTTCTCTGGAGCTGGTGAAGTGCTATGCGACACCAGTTCGATCTTCAAAATGTCTTCATACTTTTTATACGATGCCATATTATCTTTTGTATTCTACAGCGTATCCTTCCTTGATCATTCTGGCGTTAAACGAACTAACCCACGGAAAAAGTTGTTCATCTTTGTCTCCAAAGATGTAGCCGAGAATTCTACCGTACTTATCCGATTTATCTAACTCAGTTTTGATAGCAATAACTTTACCTTCAATATTTTTCCTCAAGAAATCGGTAGCCTGAAACGCAGCAATACGTTCTTGTGTGTCTTTTGAATTCATCTCAGGTGCATTGATCTTTGCTAGGCGAACACGGCGTGTGAGCTGGATATGAAACCCTAGATCAATTTCACATTCAATCGTGTCTCCGTCTATGACTCTCAGCACAGTAGCTCTATATGTATACATATTTAATCCTTCTTTTTACAAAATATTTTATAGTCCAAACAATTGAATAAACGCTGCTCCTAACACAACCAAGATAGCAACCACAATCAGAAAAAATTTAATCAAGATATAAACGTCATTAAAAATCTGACCAATCATACTTTTCTCCAAAAAGCAAATTTTGCACAAGCTTCAATACCTTCAAAGGTGTTTTCTTGAATCACCTTTTCGTAATTACGACCAGAAAGAGCCATGTCGTTGATGTCTTTTTCTAGCAAACTATTAGGCCAAATAACGAACTTCTTACCAGACGACAACAGCTTTGCCATCGTTTTGCAGATCTCTTTGTTTCTTGGTTCGTTATCAAAGACAAAGATTGGATTAGGGATAGTCGAGAGTACTCTTGAAAGGTCAGATCCAGCAGCAGCAATGGAGTTCTTTAAAAATAGGGAATCCAGCGGACCTTCAACAACGTAGACAGGAGCATCCTTGTTCACACGATCTAAACCATAAATTAACGGCGCATCAGTATTTAGCTTGATAGAGATATAGCGAACCTTTGAGTCCTTAAGAGCTCTTCCTTGAAAGGCGAATAAATTTCCTTCTTCGTCGTAGAAAGGAATCACTAATCTCGGATCATCTTCTTTAAGGTCTGCAAACTTTGGTGAACCCATTTCTTCTACAAACTTCTTGAAGTCTGGGGCAAAGTACAGGTTGCGATAATGACTATCAGGAATATACCTGTCACGAACGTACTTCCTTGCCCAGTGATCTTCTTGTAAGTCTTCTATAGATTGCAGGTTGATCTTTACTTTGTTCTGGAACTTCGGGGGAGCGAACAGAACTGGTTTCTTGTAGTTGTGCTTTCCAGTTTCTCCGTTTAAGAATCGTTCTTTTACATATTCCCTTTTAAGTACTGGGTCAATTTTTTCAAGGAACTTAGAAAACGTTGTTCCATAGCCACAGTTATGACACCTGTAATATAAGTCGTTTGCCTTCTTGTAAATGTAACCTCTTGCCTTTGATTTCTTTTTTTCAGAATCGCCGCAAAAGGGACACCTGAAGTTCCAAAGAGCTTCTCCTTTTTTCTTAAAAAGGGATAGATTAGAAGACGACAGATTTAAATACTTGACATCGATATAAAGGCTCACTTTTATAGTATACCTCCAAAGTAAGTCCAAAGCAAAGAAATATTTTTATAATTTATTTCTTTACTTCGGACCTTTTACACGTTACAATAAGTATGTCGCAAAAAAAGTTATATTAGTTTAGTTATAACTTTGCTAAACTGTAAAATACATGACTTCCGATAACTCCTACTCTTGTTAGTTTCTTACTCCATCTTGGTCTAATCTTTTTTTCGTGAAAAAATGTTGCTCCGTTTGTATTGTCCTTTGTTAGACCATAATACACGGACTCGGAAATTAAAAAAGCTTCCTCCCATTTAGCCTTCTCTGAAATCTTTCTTCTTCTGTTATTCCACCAAGAAAATTGACTTTTTTCAGCAGTTACATCGCACACAGATTTATAGCGTCCTGTATTGTAACGATTCATAACAACATTTGCTACAGCCAATCTACCTTCATAAGATTCTCCTCTTGCTTCAAAATAGACTGCCTGTGTCAAACATGTTAGATCTTGTTTATTTGATCTTGCGATCCCGATACAAGGGGATAACAAAATCATCAACAAGATTTTGATTGTTCTCATTTCGGCTCCTATAAATAGTTTCGAGTGGTTTCCACCCCTCATAATATATATTATATCTCGTAATTACGAAAAGGAATAAATTATTATGACATTTACTATTGGTCAATTAAAGGCTGCAGAAGAAATCTTTGTTGTTCTTTCTAAGGAAAAACTTCCGAGTTTAGTGGCTTTTCGACTAGCTAAGTTTCTACGAGTAGCTGGCGAAGAGTTAAACAAATTTGAACAAAAAAGAAATAATCTTGTTGTAAAGTATGGCGAGGAAAACAAAGAGAAGAGCATCTCCAAGGTTAAAGAAGAAAACCTAGAAAAGTTTAAGGAAGAACTCGAACCTCTGTTGTCAGAATCTATAGATTTTGTATTTAAGAAGTTAACTCTACAAGAACTACAAACTCTGACTCTAACACCAACTCAAGCAGCACAATTAGAACCGTTTGTAGATTTAGGGTAATGGCGATCTAGCCATTTATTCTTTATAAATAGTTTAGAGGAATACTAATGGCTAGACCAAGATCAAAAGAAGAGTTAGCTGAATATTGCCTGAGAAGGCTTGGGCATCCAGTTATCGAAATAAACGTTGACAGGGAACAAGTCATGGAGCGTATCGATGACGCTCTAGACAAGTTTTACGACTATCATTTTGATGGTACAGAAGAACGTTATCTTTTCGTGCAATTACAGGATTCCGATGTAGCAAACGGATATATTCAATTACCAGATATGATTTTCTCTGTTGTTAAGGTCTATCCTTTCGTTGCGTCAGCCTTTCTTTCTGGTACCGATCTTTTCTCTGCACAGTATCAATTTTTCTTAAATGATTTCTATGTAACTCCAGGTATAGCTACTGGTAATCTTCAATATTATAATGCTCTCCGTGGCTATACCGAAACTATTCAACAACAGATGTCTCCTGTAAAGTCGTTTCACTTTAATCGTAAAACAAACAGAATCTACTTTACAGAATCACTTGATATAATCAAGAAGAAATCTGTTGCTCTAATGTTTAAGGTATATGTTAGATTAGAACCTGAGTTGTACCCTGAGATGTGGGACGATTCGTTTCTTAAAGGTTATTCAACTGCTCTTATTAAAAAACAATGGGGCGGTAACCTTAAAAAGTTTGGTAACGTAAATCTTCCAGGCGGGATTACTCTAAACGGAGAACAGATTTATTCTGAAGCCGAAACTGAAATCGAACAGTTGGAACAGCTTTTGTACAATGATCTACAGCTTCCAAGCGATTTTATCTTGGGTTAAAATATGCCAACTAACAAATACTTTCAATCAGGCAGAGGTATCGGTTCTTCTTCGGAACAGAATCTACTCCAGAGTATCGCCAATGAAGCGATTCAGATGGCAGGCGCAGACTTTGTTTACATTCCTCGTGATTTAGTTAAGCTAGATGATTTGTTTCAAGAGGACACTCTCTCTTCGTTTACAAAGAACTACAAAATTGAAATGTTGATCGAGAACTATGATGCGTTTTTCGGTATCGGGCCGCAGATAACAAACTTCGGTTTTCAATTAAATTACCAGCTACGTTTGATTTGTTCAAGAGAAAAGTTTCAACAGTATATCGGAAAAACCGCGCCAACCGAAGGAGACCTGATCTATTATCCAACTTCTAACTCACTATTCGAAATTAAGTTTATAGAAGACAAAAATCCTCTCTATCCTCTAGGTTCTCGTCAGTACTTTGTACTTGCTTGTGAAGCCTTTAAATATTCAAATGAAGATCTTGATGTTGGTCAGTTAGATGTTAATTCAGTGAAGCAAGAATATTACAACAACGGCGCAACAGGAATAGGTGATCCTTTTACTAAGAACAAACCTATTGAAGAAATAGCTAATGCAAACGAGGATTGGTCGGAAAACAATCCATTCGGGAAATTATAATGAACAAAAGACCGTTTTACTTTTCTTCTATTCGTAATCTAACAGCTTCTTTCGGAGCGTTGTTTAACGAGATCTATGTCCAGAGATACGACAATACAGGTAAACAGCAAAGCCTTATCAAGGTTCCTTTGTCATATGCTCCTGGTGACAAAACTGTTATTATGTTGCAGCAGAGAAATTCTCAGATACAAAATAACAGTACAGATATCAAAGTCGTTGTTCCAAGGTTGGCCTTTGAATTAACAGGTATTTCTTATGATCCTACAAGAAAAACAAACACACTGAATAAAGTAGTTTATCCAGCTCTTCCTAATATCACGTTTTTGCCTGCAGCTGTTAACACCACGAACAGCACTATAACTATCAATAATCATGGGTTATCAACTGGTAGATCGTTTGTTTATGTTCCTAGCGGAACTGTTATCGGAGGTTTAACTAGTGGAGTAAGTTATTACGCAATTAAAGTAGACAACAATACTATTTCTGTAGCAGCTACTGCAGCTGCTGCTAATGAAGGTTCAAAAATTACTCTTGCTTCTGTTGGTACAGGAACCGTAACGCTTAAGTCTCCGTTTTCTTATCAATATAACCCTATTCCTTATAATTTTGACTTTACTCTTTATGCCTTTGTTAAGTATATTGACGACGGTCTTCAGATTATCGAACAAATCGTACCTTACTTTACCCCGTTCTATACAGTTACTATGAACGATATCCCAGCCCACGGAGTAAAGAGGGACGTTCCGATTTCTTTGACTTCTATCACGTCTGAGGATCAATATCAAGGGGACGTAGCAGACGATAGAATTATTACATGGACTTTAAATTTTACAGCTGCTGGTTGGGTCTATCCTCCTGTTAAAGATTCCGCTGGTGTTATTAAGGATATTGATGTTAACTTTATTAACTTTAATAACGAACAGGTACTAGCTACAGTTAATATAGTAGTCGATCCTCTTACTGCTAATAAAAACGAACAGTATGATATTATCACGACTATAACGGAAGGAAACTAAATAAGCTATATGGCTGGGATTACTAATCTAACAATCGAAAAGGGTGCAAACTTTGATGTAACAATCACATTAAACGACGCATCGAACAATCCAATCGACCTCACTGAATACACAGCTTCAGCTAAGATGCGGAGTTCTCTTTACAGTCAAAGTGAAATATACGATATAACTTGTTCAATTGTTGCCCCTGCCGCCAACGGGAATATTAGATTGCAGCAAACATATCAATATACTTCTAACATTAAACCTGGTAGATACTTTTATGATGTTCAAATTTTCGATTCTGAAAATAATATTCTAAAAAGAGTTCTAGAAGGAATTGTTATAGTAAACCCTTCTGCTGCTATATATGAAGGAGCGACTGGAATAATCGCAGGGGCAACTGGTTATGATGGAATGAATTTTAATGTCGGTGCAACCAGCTTTTTAAGGCTGCGCTAAAAGAAAGGGCGTTAAATGTCACAAAGATACATCGTAAAAGTTTCAGACCTTACTTCTACAGTTTCAGGTAAACAAGGGTCGACTGGTTTTGCTGGAGCAACAGGTGTAGGAGCAACTGGTGTAGGGGCCACTGGGTTTACTGGATCCACTGGATTTATTGGAGCAACTGGTGTAGGAGCAACTGGTGTAGGGGCCACTGGGTTTACTGGATTTACTGGAGCTACTGGATTTGCTGGAGCTACTGGTGTAGGAGCTACTGGTGTAGGAGCTACTGGCTTATTTGGAGCAACTGGGTTTACTGGAGCAACTGGGTTTACTGGAGCAACTGGTGTAGGAGCTACTGGCTTATTTGGAGCCACTGGGTTTACTGGGTCTACTGGATTCGATGGATCTACTGGGTTTACTGGAGCCACTGGTGTAGGAGCCACTGGATTTACTGGGTCTACTGGATTCGATGGATCTACTGGGTTTACTGGATCTACTGGGTTTACTGGGGCCACTGGATTTACTGGGTCTACTGGATTCGATGGATCTACTGGGTTTACTGGATCTACTGGGTTTACTGGAGCCACTGGATTTACTGGGGCTACTGGATTTACTGGGTCTACTGGATTCGATGGATCTACTGGGTTTACTGGGTCTACTGGATTCGATGGATCTACTGGGTTTACTGGATCTACTGGGTTTACTGGGTTTACTGGATCTACTGGGTTTACTGGGGCCACTGGTGTAGGAATTACTGGGTTTACTGGAGCCACTGGTGTAGGAATTACTGGATTTACTGGGGCTACTGGATTTACTGGGTCTACTGGATTCGATGGATCTACTGGATTTACTGGGTCTACTGGATTCGCTGGTTCAACTGGATTTGTCGGTGCCACAGGTGAAACTGGTCCGCAGGGTAGTCAAGGGATCCAAGGTGAATTTGGTGCCACTGGATTTACTGGCTCTATAGGATTTACTGGTGCCACTGGATTACAAGGTAAATTCGGTTCAACTGGATTTACTGGATCTACAGGATTTGATGGTTCGACTGGATTTACTGGTGCTACTGGTACTCAAGGTGTTCAAGGCGAAATTGGCTCTACAGGGTTAATTGGTTCTTCAGGCTTTACTGGTTCGACTGGATTTATTGGAGCAACTGGTTTTACGGGTGCCACTGGTGAAATAGGTCCACAAGGTATCCAAGGCATTCAAGGCGGACAAGGAGCAACTGGATTTACTGGCTCTACTGGAGTTATTGGCTCATCTGGATTTACTGGATCTACAGGATTTACTGGCTCAACTGGATTTACAGGTGCTACTGGTGAAACTGGTTCACAGGGCGAATATGGCGCTACAGGATTTGTAGGCGCTACAGGTTTGACGGGATCGACTGGTTTAACTGGTTCTACAGGCGAAATCCCC